TCCGCAGCGGCCGTGGCGGGGTGAACCCGAGGAACGGCACGCCTGCTGCCATGTGGACGAGCCAGGAGATCAGAAGGTCGCTCTTGCCCACCTTGGGCGCGCCACCCAGCACCAAGAGCCCGCCCGGTGTCAGAACGCGCGGTGCGATGATGTCCTCCGGCATCGGACTCTGGTCGTCCAGCAACGCGCCCAGAGTGAACGCGGGCATTTCAACCGGTCCCGGTGCACCGGAATCGAGCCGGATCAGGGGCGGTCCGTATTTCTCGACATGGCGCTCCCAGAGCCGCTCGGACTCCCGCTTGAGCCGTTCCACGGGCCATTGCGGCCGCAACATCGCGGCGTTGTAGCCGCAGATGCCTTCCCAGCCTTCGTCTTTTGTCATCCGGCCCTCGTGGACCATGCGGATGAAATACCCGATCGCAGCCGACGCACCCTCGAAGCGGGACCAATCGTCCTGCGCCCCCTCGCGCACCGGGGTCACCAGCACATCGTCCATGGCCGGTTTGTCGGGATGCGTGAACTCGGGCTGCAGCGACACCCCAGGCGCGGGCGGCATGTCTGTGACCGCTTCGATGAACTCGGCCAAGTCACGCTCGCGGTCGGCGTTCAGCTCGACGATCCGCACCTGCGTCTTGAGGCTGTTCTTGTAGTAGACGCTGCCTGCCACCCGGATCGGCTGGTGGGCGGAGCGGAAATGCATGTCACCGCCGACCTTGGCCGCGATATCCCCGCGCATTCGGCAGACACGGGCGATGTCGTCGCCCTCGGCGGGCTCGGTCAGCGCCCACCAGATGTGCGCTTTCCGCTGGCCCTCTGGTGTCACGCCGCCGCTCTCCACCACCATGGTCGGTGCGCCGAGATGGCGTTCCAGATGGGCGCGCTTGGCAGCGATATCGCCGGTATCGAGATCGACGACCACGGTCTGCATCTGGAGGATCTCGGCGGCCTTGGCCTGACCGGGCGCGGCCACTGTGCCGGGGATCACGTAGACCGCGGCCCCCTCGCGGGAGGCCCATGTGGCGAAAGTCGCCATCTTTTCAGGCGCGGCCTGATCTGCCTCCAGCCAGATGTTGTGCGGGCGGCCATCGATGCCCTGACCCTTGTCGATGAAACTGCGGACCGGGATCAGCCCGTCACAATAGCCGAAGACGACCTGCATGAACTGGGTGATCTGCTCGAGATCAGGCTCATCGCCGAATGGGTCGGTTTGCGGGGCCGCGTCGTTGAAATCCCGCCAAGGATTGAAATGCACAATGTTTTCCTTGGGTGCATCAGGCGTCATGGGTGCATCGGGCGTCGTGTCATCGCGCATGGTCAGGTCCTGCTCGGGGTTGGATGGGTCGGTGTGCTCATCGGTCATGTGGCCAGCCCCCAGCACCGCTCGGCATGGGCACAGAACCGGCATTCGAAGAAATCACGATTGGCAGCGATGCGCGGCAGCAGCTCGCCAGCGTCGGTAGCCTGCAGGATCCGCACGGCGCGATCGGACATACGCTGAGCGAGATCGGCATCAAACGGCACGAGCTCATGGTGCAGCTCGGCCGTGTCCTTGTTGATCGCCGTGAACAGCGCCGGTGCCGCCGAAATCCCTGGCACCGAGGACTCCATGTAGGCCTGATAGATCGCGATCTGGGCGGCATAGACGGGCTTGGAGACTGTCACCCCGTCCTTGACGCAGGCCCGCCAGTTCTTGGCGTTCATCGTCTTGCACTCCCAGAGCGCGGGAACACGCATGCCGAGCGCTGCCGGGGCATCGGCGATGATCCCGTCGACATGGCCCCGGATACGACCGCCTGCGACCGAGAAACCGAACTGGCCGCCATCGCGTTTTTGGGTGACCAGATCGATCCCGGCCGCGCGCAGCCATCGGATCGCCAGATCCTCGAGCTGATGACCGATGGCAAAAATCCGCAGCGTCTGCCCGCTGAAATCGGCACCCTCATCCTTCGGCGCACCGGCAAACTCGAATTGCAGCGCGCGTTCGCAGGCGTGTCCCAGACGGGACGCGCCGAGATAGGTCCGGGGCGGCGTGGCCTCGCGTTCGGCGTTCAGCGCGGCGTCGACCAGTGCGTTGATCTGCTCGCCCGTGGAGGGCCGGTGATTGAAATCCAGCATCAGAACGGCACCTCCGATGTCTGGGCCCGGGCGATATCGGACATGGCCTCACGGAAACCCTCGACGGCTTCCTCGATCAGGGCGCGCACCTGCGCCTCGGTCAGATCGGCGAAAGCGGTATGCCAGCCGATCTCGTCCATCAGGAGTGCTACGCGTTTCATGGTGGCGGTGATGGCGGCGCGTTCTTCTTCGGTGAGATCAACCATGGCAAAACGCTCCCGCGCCAAGCGCGTCCAGAAGTCTTGGCAGGGCATCGAGCAGAACCAGACCGATGGCCGGGGCAGCTTCGACCGGACCGGATCGCGCCAGCCAAAACCACGTGTGGGTTGCCGGCAGACAGCACAGAGCGTTCCACGCGGTTGCCAGAGACGCCGCCGGTCCTCGGCCGTGATGGGCGTTATTAGTTTCATGGGTCATGCCGCCCTCCGTTCGGGACCAGCCACCGCATTTACCGCTGCCTGGATGGCGCGCTTGTTGAAGCCGAAGGTCATCAGCGCCGAGGCGCGATAGCGCGTCAGGCCAAAGTCGTGGCGGTATTCGGGCGGCAGGTATTTCAACTGCTTGTCAGTGGGTGGCTGGCGCAGCCATCCTCGCGTCTTGAAGGCGCTTTCATCGCTCTCGTGGGTATTCAGCCAGTCGTCGGCCTGCGCGAGGCAGACAGTGCGTTCGCCGACGCCCAGAAGCCTTGGCCGCTCGCCTTTGGCCCCGCCGATGGCGTACCAGACGCCATCCATCCAGAAGATGCCGCCCCAGGCGGTGAAGCCAGTGGCCATCAGCGCGTCGTCCGTGCCGAAGAGATCGACCCATGCAAAGCTGGAGCGTTTCAGAAGGTCGATTTCGGTCATGACAAAGCCCGAGAGCGGCACAGCTTCCGCGCCTGTTTCGCCCTCATCCTGCAGCAACACTTCTCCGCAGAGCGGGCATTCGGTGGCGGCGAGCGGGATCTCCGCTGCGCAGGCCGGGCAGGATTTGGTCGGGGCTTCACCAGTGCCGATCTTGCCATCCAGATCGACATCCTGCTCCAGCGTGCCGTGGATCAGGCTCGACGTTCCGAAATCCAGCACCACGCAGTCGGTCTTGACCAGCCCCGGGTGCTCCTCCGGATCGACCGTGCGCAGCCCGCGCCCGATCATCTGGATCATGGTGGATTTGTAGGAACTGGGCCGCAGCAGCACGACGCAGGACGTTGGCGGATGATCCCAGCCTTCAGTGAGCACGGCCACGTTGACGATAACGCGGATGATGCCTGCCGCGTAGTCGGCGAGGATGGCCTTGCGGGCCTCGGCCGCCAGATCACCATGGATCAGAGCGGCCGTGATACCCGCCGCGTGGAACGCCTCGGTCACATGTTCCGCGTGGGCGACGGTGGAACAGAACACGACGGTCTGCCGGTCCCCCGCCTTATCGGTCCAGTGGCGGATCACCTCGTCGGTGACAGGCGCGCGGTCCATGATGTCCGCCACCTCGGTCATGTCGAAATCAGCGCTGGTCTTGCGGACCGATTTCAATTCCTCCTGCACCCCGACATCGATGACGAAGGTCCGTGGCGGCACGAGGTGGCCAGACGCGATCAACTCGCCCAAGCGCACCTGGTCGGCGACATTGTCGAAGACCTCGCGCAGACCCTTGCGGTCGCCCCGGGTCGGCGTTGCCGTCACCCCGAACACCCTCGCGTCGGGATTTGCATCGCGCACCCGGTCGATGATCCGGCGGTAGCTGTCCGCCACCGCGTGATGCGCCTCATCAATCACCAGAAGATCGAGGCGCGGCATGTCGGTCAGATTCGACGCCCGCGCCAGTGTGGGCACCATGGCGAATGTGACAGCGCCGCCCCAGGATTTCTCTGTCGCGTCGATCACTGAGGTGGCCACGCCCGGCACCACACGCTGGAACTTGGCACGGTTCTGCGCGGTCAGCTCATCGCGATGGGCCAGAACACAGGCTTTGGCACCATCGCCGATCATCTCGCCGGTGACCGCCGAGAGCATAATGGACTTTCCCGCTCCGGTCGGAGCCACGCCCAGCGTGTTGCCGCGGGAGCCGAGCGCAGCAACACTGCGCTCGACGAAGGTCTTCTGGCGGGGACGCAGACGCATGTCCGATCCCCCTTACTGCGCCCAGCTCGGCCGCCCGGGGGCACCGGGGTGGGCTGCTGGCTGGTTGGTCTGCGGAGATGCCGTGCTGGACTGCTGCGGGGCGTCGCTGGGTCCGGCATTACCGCTGAACTGCAGGGGCGCGGTGCCCATGACCTGCGCATAATCCCGATGATCGGGCGTGACGGCGCTGCGGATTTCGTTCTTGTCGTCCCCGCTGGCGTCCGTGCCGATGTCGATGCGGGCGATGAACTCAATCCCGTCGAGATCGGCAAAGCCGCTGATCCGCCGCGCGGCCTGCGCCTCCGCCGACATGTCCTTGTCGGAGATGCCGCGCGCCGAGTTCAGCATGCCGCGCACCAGGCTGCGGCCCATGTTGGTCCAATCCGGCCCCTTGGGGCTGTAGAGACCGATCAGCGTGAAGATCTTACGCCGGGCGTACGGCCCCTCGGTCACGGTGAACTCGCCATTGAGATAGACAGCCCCAGTGGAGCCGCGCGTGGCGTAGCCGCCGGTCCAGCCTTGGGATGCGTCGTCGAAGCCGCCGGGACGGATGGTCAGGCGCACCTTGGCCAGAGTGCCCTTGGGGATGAGGTTGGTGTTGCTCTGCGCGTCGTTGAAATCGTTCCAGGAACCCATGGGGAACCTCCTTCTATTTTCAGGATTGCGGTTGGGATTGGTCGGCGGCCGCCGGATCGACGGGCGGCGGGGTGTAGGTCAGGCGGTCGGATGGAGGCGTCGCTGCCGTCCGAATCTTCGCCATCAGGCGGCCGAGATGAGGCTCTTCGACTTGGGCTAGGCGGCCGGAGCGATCCTTGGCCGGAAAGCCCCAGGGATTGATCGTCTGACAAACGAAGGCGCGATACGGCTCGCCGCCGTCGGCCTTCAATTCCGCCATGGTGATCACCTCGTCGACGATCCCCGGAAGCTCGAGCCCAGTCTTGGAGCCGTCGATCTGCGGCTGGAATATCTTGCGATTGAAGTCGTCGAGCTTCTCGTCGAGGATCCCGACGAACCAGACATTCTTGGCCCGCGTGTGCTGCAGATGCGTGAGCCAGCCGATCATTTCGCGGCCGTGCAGCCCGTAGGCGCCACGCACATCCGGCTTGCCGGTCTTTTCCGACAGCGCCTCCGGCTGCCCCTTGCACCAGCCGAAGCACAGCCGCCCGGCAACGGTGATCGAGTCGACGAAGATGGTGTCGTAGCGATCGAGCGCTGCCGGATCGCCGAAGCGGTCGCAGACCGCCTTGTAGTGCGCCGGGCTGTAAGGCTGCTCGTCGCGCAGCGCCGGGTTTGGCCCGCCGATGAACACCGCGAAGTCCCGGCATTCCGTCCAGGTGCGCGGCCGGATGCTGTCGCCCGCCCAGCCCTCCATGGCGAGATCGCCCGCTTCGAGATCCATGAACAGCGTGCGCTCGGGATCGAGGGTCCAGAGCAGAGAAGTTTTGCCAATTCCGCTCTTCCCGAAGATGCAACCCTTGATGCCGCGCGGCTCAGCCAGCCGCAGGTCAGCGGTAATAATGGGAAGGCTCATTGGTCAGCCCCCTGCGCGAGAATCTCGACCTTCAGCGTGCCGGGACGCATGGTGCGCGCGGGCTCGAAGCCCTGACGGATCGCCTCGGGCCAGGCGGCGTATTTGCGCTCGGGCACCTTGTAGGCCAGATCGACATATTCGGCCGGATCGTCCCCGGCGTCGCGGATCCGTGCGACCATGTCGGCCAACCGGTCCTGATCCCAATCCACTCGTTTAGGCAGATCGGCGACAATGGTGAAATCACCGTCGTCGAACCGGACGGTGCCGGTGTCCTTGGCCAGCAGCAGCCGCTCCTCTGCGGCGCGGGTGGCATAGCGGATGAGCAGCCCAGCATCGAAGCGGGTCTTGGCGGCCTGGTCACGTTTCAGGCGCTCGTCGATCTCGCGTTGCAGGATTGCCAGCAACTCGACCGGCAGCGCCGCGATTTCGGCGGCGGTGAGCGACGGCAGATCGTCCGGCGTAGGTGTGTTCTCGGGGAATGGCATGAAATGGTCTCCGTGATCGGTGAAAAAGGATTGGAATGCAGGCATCACGCGGCCTCCTGTTCGGCGAGCAGGAGCTCGGACAGCGAGACGGCAGCGGCCTTCGGCTTGGGTCGGGCGACGGCGATGTAGGCGAACTGATCCGGGCCTATGCGCTCCTGAACGAGATGCACGAGACCCAGTTCTGCGGCCCAGAAGGCCCGCGATCCAAGCCTGCTCAACTCGGAGCGTGCCGCATTCGACAGCTTTGAAAACACAGGGAAGATGTCGAGCACCAGAAAGCCGCGATGGTATTCAAGTCGGTCGCCGGGAACGGCCTGCGCCACCCAGGCACAGAACTCGATCTCGGAAAGCGGTCGGTTGGCGCGAACGGTGATAAAGGGTGTGGTTTCCATGAACATGTCTCCTCCTTTCCCCTCTACTCAGGCCGCCGCGACATCGTCCCAGCGGGGACCGAGGCCGCTTCGGCGTCCTTGATTGAGGCGTTGTGCTGGTCGTCCGGCTGGCCCGCTTCGGCGTCGGCGTAGACCGCCACGAGAGGCGTCCCATCCTGATGGGAACCGGCATTCTCGATGCGGTAGGCACGCTGGCTTTTCAGGATTTCCGGCAACTCCCAGCGGCGGTAGAGGCCGGGGATGCGCTTGAGGTCTGCGGACAAGAGGTCGGCTTTGCTGATCATGCTGGTCGACTTTCGGTTTGAGTGGGGCGCGCGGTGGCGT